ATTCGCCTGGTGGCGTGGGCGGCCAACGCCGCGGTCTTCGACCCGGGCGGGCCGGTGATCCCCGGCGACAAGAACTCGCCGACCAACAAGAACTACTTCGAGAACTTCAAGGCCCAGGCCTGGTGGCTGGTCGGCCGCATGTTCTACAAGACGTGGCGGATGGTGGAGGCGATCGAGGGCCGCCTCGCGGACGGCGCGGAGGCGCCGGACTACTCCCCCGACGAGCTCGTCGCCATCGACGCGCGCGCCATCCCGCCGGCCGTCCTCGCCAAGCTCAAGGCCGAGCTCTGCCAGCCGGTGATGACCCAGTCGTCGCGCCTCAAACTCATGGTCGCCAAGGCGCCGGACGGGGCCAAGTCGCCGAACCTCGGAGACGCGTTCGTCATGGGGCGTTGCCCGGCGCGCGGGGCGCCGCCGCCGCGGGTGGGTATGTTCGGCCCGAAGATCTTGTGACGGAGAGGCCAGCATGATCGACGACTCAGCGCGAACGGAAGAAGATGGCAGCGCCAAGTCGGCGACCGAGGACCTCGCCAGCGCCACCTCCATGTACCTCAAGGTGCTGGACGACGCGATTGCGGAGGCCGAGGATGCGCTCGAGGAGATGCGCGCCGCGCGCGGCCACCTCCAGCGCTTCGGTGATGGCGGCGACCTCGCCGCGATCGTCAACAAGTTCGCGCCGCGCAAGTAGCCGCGCAGACTCGCTTTTTTTTAACTACCCCTAACCCCGCGAGGCCCGAAGCGCATGCTCGCCCCCGCCCCTCCCCCGCCTCCCGGCCTCCTCAAGCGGCTGGTCGACGCCATCCGCCCGCCGCCTGCCCGGCCCTTCCAGGAGATGGGGTCGTCCGGGACGGCGGTCTTCGGCGGCTACGTCCAGCAGCGCGAGAAGTCGTCCCAGTGGGTCGGCTACCAGCGCTACGTCACCATCGCGGACATGGCGGTCAACGCGTCCATCGTGGCGGCCGGGGTCCACTACTTTGTGAACCTCCTCGCGCGCCCGTCGTGGGAGGTCGAGCCGGCGGACGAGTCGGCCGAGGCCGAGGCGGCGGCCGAGCTCGTCGAGGAGTGCCTCCACGGACTCACCCAGCCCTGGTCGCGGGTGGTGCGCCGGGCGGCGACGTTCCGCTTCTACGGGTTCGGGGTCCAAGAGTGGACGGCCAAGCGCCGCGAGGATGGCCGCGTCGGGCTGGCGTCCATCGAGCCGCGCCCGCAGCACACCATCGAGCGCTGGGCGGTGGGGCCCTCGGGCGCGGTCGAAGGGGTCTGGCAGCGCCACCCCGAGACCGGGGCCGAGCAGGGCATCCCGCGGCGCAAGCTCCTCTACTTGGTCGACGACACCCTCTCCGACTCCCCCGAGGGCGTCGGCATCTTCCGCCACCTTGCCGAGCCGTGGGAGCGCCTCAAAGTCTACTTCGACCTCGAGAAGCGCGCGTTCGAGCGCGACCTTCGCGGTACCCCCGTCGGGCGCGTCCCCTACACGCTCCTCCGCGACGCGGTCAAGGACGGGGCGATCAGCGCGGAGGATGCGGCGTCCATCACCCGCGCGATGGAGGACTTCGTCAAGCTCCAGGTCAAGCGGTCCGACACCGCGATCACGCTGGACTCGATCCCCTACTACTCGCAGGCCGCCGACGGGGCCAAGGTCGCGGGGACCCCGCAGTGGGGGCTGGAGCTCCTCCAGGGCGGCGCGGCGGGTATGGGCGAGGTCGCGGCGGCCATCACGCGCACCCAGACCGAGATGGCCCGCGTCCTCACCGCCGAGCACCTCATGATGGGCGAGTCGTCGGGGAACCGCGCCCTCTCGGAGGACAAGTCGCGCGCCCTCTACCTGGTGTCCAACGCGGTCCTCGGGGACATAGTCGCCGGCGTCAACCACGACGTGGTTCCGAACATCTGCCTCCTCAACAACATCCCCGAGAAGTACTACCCGAGGTGCGTGGCGGAGGATGTCGCGTTTCAGTCCGCGGAGATGGTCGCATCGACCCTCGCCAAGATGGCTCAGGCGGGCGCGGTCCTCGCCCCCGATGACCCGGTGGTGGCGGACGTGCGCGCGCTGATGGGCGTCGCCGAGCCCCTCCCCGTGCCTCCCGAGCTCGCCGGCTTCCCCGGCGGCAAGCCCCCGCCGAGTGCCGGGGCGCCCGAGATCGACCCCGAGACCGGCGAGCCGATCGCGAAGTTCGACCCGTCCCAGCCCCGCGACCAGATCGGCCGCTGGACCGCGACCGGGGGCACCGGCGGGGTGTCATCCAACGGCGCGGCGGGTGCCCTCCTTGCGGCGAACGCCGACCCGAAGGCGACCATCGAGGGGGTACTGGCGTCCCTGAGCCCGCAGCAGCGCGAGGCGGTGGACGAGGCCCGCGCGGGCCTCGCGGCCGGGACCCCGACGCGCGACCAGTACCGGCAGGCGGACGGCACCTACACCCCTGAGCGCGAGGCCCTCCACGAGGAGATCATCGCGGGCATCCTCACCCCCGAGGCGGTGGCGGCGGCGACTCCCCCGGAGGGTGTTCCACCCGAGTTCGTCCTCACCGGCGGGCGCCCGGCGGCGGGCAAGACCTCGGCCCTGCGCGCCGGGGGCATCGAGGCCGGGCCGCCCAAGTACGTTTACCTGTCGGCGGACGAGATCCAGGAGAAGCTGCCCGGCTACTCCGGCGCTCGGGCCGGCCTCTTCAACCCGGAGGCGCAGGACATCGCGGACAAGGTCGAGACTATGGCGCGCGGCCTCGGAGTCAACCTGACCTTCGACGCCACCATGAAGACCCAGTCCTCGGCGGCGGCCCGCGTCGCGGCGTTCAAGGCGGCGGGGTATGATGTGTCCGGGTACTTCGTGCACACGGCCCCCGAGGTCTCCGCAGTGCGGTCGGTGCAGAGGTTCATGTCTACGGGGCGGTTCGTGCCCCCGGAGATCTCGTTCAACTCGCGGAGCAATGAGGCGACGTTCGATGCACTCACCCCGGAGTTCCGGCGCTGGGCGATCTTCGACAACAATGGTGACGCCCCGCGGCTCGTGGCAAGGAGTGGGTAGGATGGTGAAGCCCTTCAAGATCGGCGCCCTCACCGAGGACGACCTCGATCAGGACTACGCGCCGGGCCGGTCCGAGGAGACCATGTCCGGGGAGCACCGGGCGTCCCTCGACCGCCTCGCGGCGCGCATCAGGCGCCGAGCCGCCCAGGTCAAGAAGCACGAGCAGATCGTGATCGTCCTGGAGCCCGAGTAGCCCTCCGATGGACATCCGCGTCGGCACCTCGGTCGTCGGGCCCGGCGGGCGGCGCTACCGCGTCGCGCGCATCGACAAGGTTTTCAATCCCGCGCAGCCCCGCGCCCCGGCGGGGGAGGCGGGCGGGGGAAGGTGGATCAGTGGAGGCAGTCGAGGTGAGCGCGCGGGGCACATCGTTCTATATCACGGCACGACCGCGGCCGCGGTCGCCGACATTGCGCGCGATGGGCTAGTTCCGGGGGGCGGGGTCGGGGCGGATACCTGGCTGGCCGCGGCTGCTGAGATGGACGAGGATGCGGCAGAGGCCCTCGAGGCGATTGTGGGCGGCCGGCCCGTGTCGGTATTCTTCGCCAAGTCCCCGAAGGGGGCGCTCGAATACGCCCGCCTGACGGCGGAGTTTCGAGAGAGTGAGCCAGTCCTGCTTAAGATCAAGGTCCCGAAGGCGGAGGCGACCGCCCTCCTCCTGCCCGATACGACGGGCGGGCGGCGGAGTCGGAGTACGGTGCGGGCGGAGCAGCGCATACCACCGGAGTGGATTGAGGTGGCTGTAGGCGAGGCGGCGATCGCCGGGCGCTTGGGCAAGGTTGGGGGCATCGAGCTCTACGGGGTGCTCCTGTGCGCAGTTACCGAGAAAGCCTATGATCCCGCGCAGCCCCGCGATCAAATCGGCCGGTGGACGCGCGCGGGCGGGGGCGCGGTCCCGGACGGCGGCCTCCGGGAGTACCTCGAGTTCGTGGTCTCGCATCAGGGCGCGGAGCGCCAGGCCAAGTCGGCCGACGCCTTCATCCTCAAGCACGGGCGCGCCATGCCGATGGACGCGGAGTCGTTTGTCGGCGGCGGTACCCCGCAGCAGTGCTACGAGAACGCCGCCCTCGCGGTGCTCGCGGATGATGACCTGACTTATGTCGAAGGCTACGTCTCGGTGCACGGAGTGCCGATTGCCCACGCCTGGGCGATCAATGCGGAGGGGGTTGTCCGCGACCCGACGTTTGCGCCCGAGGGCATCGGGGGCAAGCCGCGCACGTCGTTCGTCAAGGGGTACTTCGGCGTGCCCATCCAGACCGCCTTCCTCGAGAAGACCCTCCTCCGGTCCAAGTACTACGGGATCCTCGTCGGCTCGGAGAACCCGAAGACGGTGCAGTCGGTCCTCAGCGCCGACCCGGCCGAGTCGATCGCCAAGGCGTACGACCCGTCTCAGCCCCGCGACCAGATCGGTCGCTGGACCGCGGCGGGGGGTGCCGGCTTCACGAGCCCACTCGATCAGGCGCAGGCGCTGGTCGCGTCACGTGCAGCCAAGCTCGCCCGCGCGCGGGCGGCGGCCGAGGAGATGGGGTTCGATCCCACCAAGGTCCTCGAGGGCGCGCCGGGCAAGACGTTTGAGCTCGGTGGCCGGACCTACCAGTACGCGGGCGCCGCCTACGAGACCGGCCAGATCGAGGTCTTTCCCGACGCGATCGCGGATGAGTCGACCATCCCCGGCCTCATGGCGCATGAGATCATGCACCAGCGCTTCAATGCGTTTGAGCGCCGGCTCGACGCGGAACGCGCGCGCCTGGCAGCCGATTCGCGCAGCGGCGGCGACCACATGGCGCCCGACGGGACGCTGCGGGCAGGTGTGGCGCGCGAGTACCCGGTCTACTCGGCCTACATCGCCGCGACCGGAGGCGCGAAGTGGGAGACCATGAAGGAGCGGGACGGGGTGACCGACTACTCGCGGGCGTACTGGTCGGAGTGGAACAAGGGGAACGTGAGCTCGCGCGCCGCGGTCCACGAGACGCTGGCGGAGATGGCCCGCCTCGGGGCCGAGACCGGCGTGCGCCCCGGCGGGCGCGAGTGGAATGATTTCTTCCGCGCGGTCGTCAAGTATGGGAAGCTCGAGTGATGATTGAGCGCGTCGAGATCAACGGGCGGCAGGCGACCGCGTCCTACCTGAGCGCCGCCTACGGCCTTGTGCCGGCGGCGGAGGCGTTGCTGGTCAAGGTCGCGTTCGACGACGGCGAGATGCTCTTCCTTGCGCCTCAAGATATTTCCAAGCGCGCCGACCCCCTCGCCGAGACCCGCGTCCGCCAAGTTGCCTACGACAACGCCATCGCGGCGGGCAAGAGCCCGCAGGCGGCGCGTGACGACGCGGAGCGCGCGGTCGGGATGCTCGCCGAGATCGAGAAGGCCTACGACCCATCCCAGCCCAGAAATCCAGCGGGCTCCCCGTTCCCGGAAGGAATCCCCGATGCGATCGCCTTCGGGCGCGTCCTCCACGTGCGCCCGTACCCCGGCGATCACGGTATCCAGTACGAGCGCGCTGAGGGCGTCAATAAGGCGGCTTCGCGCACCCTCTACGTCAAGCGCCGCCTCCTCAACGCCGGCGCGCTCCGCGCGTGGGCGGCCGCACAGGGCATCGAGTCGGCGCTCCGCGCCGAGGACATGCATGCGACCATCGCGTTCTCGCGCGAGCCGGTCGACTGGTCGGCGATCGCCCCCGACGAGGACGCGGTCGCGGTCCTCGATGAGGGCGGGCGCGCGGCCCACCAGTTCCCACCCCAGTCGACCCCCAACGGGGCGCTGGTGCTCAAGTTCGCGTCCGAGGCGCTTACCCGGCGCTGGCAGTATTACCTCGATGCCGGCGCGTCGTGGGACTTCCCGGAGTATCAGCCGCATGTGACCGTCACCTACTCGGTGGCGGAGGCCGCGGTCGCGGGGCTCGAGCCTTACCGGGGGCCCCTGATCTTCGGCCCCGAGGAGTGGGCCGAGGTCGACGACGGTTGGGCCGGCGAGATCGAGGAGGAGCCGCTGGTCAAGGCCTACAACCCTGACCAGCAGGAGCCTGTAGTTAAAAGCAGCATCCCCCGCAAGGCCCTCGCGCGGAGGCGCGCGTAGATGTTCGTCGTCTTCGACCTCGACGGGACGCTCGCCGACCCCACTCACCGCCTCCACTTCATCCGGGGCGAGCCGCGGGACTACGACGCGTTCTACGCCGCCTGCCCCGGCGATACCCCGCGGCCCCGGGTCATCGGCGCCCTCTATGCTCACGTCGCGGCCGGCCACCGGGTCGAGATCTGGTCGGGGCGGTCGGACGCGGTGCGCGCCGAGACCGAGGCCTGGCTCAGGGCGCAGGGGATCGATCCGGGGCGCCTCACGCACATGAGGCCGGCCGGTGACCACCAGGTAGACGCGGCCCTCAAGCGGGCGTGGCTGCGTACCGCTTCGCCGCGCCCCGACCTGACCTACGATGATCGGGATTCCGTCGTCGCCATGTGGCGCGAGGAAGGCATCGAGTGCTTCCAGGTCGCGCCGGGTCCGCACTGAGGCGCCTGGTTTAAGCCGCCGAAATCATTTATAGTCGCCGCTCATAAAGGTGGCGCGCGCAGGAGCTCTCGGATGGGCGACTTCATCATCATCTTCGGTGTCGGTACCGCGGCGCTCGCCGCCATTGCCATTGCTGCCGGGGCTATCCGGGCCGGGCGCCGCAGGCCGCCCCCGCGGACGGGGCCGGCCTCGCGCGAACCAGTTCGGGAGAACATCGTGATCAAGAAGGGATCTTAGCCATGCTTATTCGCCATCGCCTCGCCGCCTTCGCCAACCGCGTGTACCGGTCGGCGAGTGCCATCTTCGTGCCTGAGTTCGACGTCATTGTCCCCCGCCACCGGAACGTGCTCGCCGTGCTCGGGACCCCTGTCGGGCGCTTCCTCATCCCGGCGTCGAATATCGTCACCAACGCGGGCGACATTTACTACGCCCAGGCGGCGGTAGGCGAGGCGACGACCAACGCCTTCAATCGCCTGGTCCTCGCGTCGGCGGGCACCCCGGCCAAAGATGCCGACTACGCCGACTTCACCCCCATCGGGTCGACCGCGAAGGCGCACACCGCGACCTACCCGAAGACAGCCGACGCCGACGCCGACAACACCGGAGGCGGGGCGGATATAATCACTCACCTGTTCTCGTACACCAAGTCGGACTTCAACCACGCGGCGATCAGCCGCGGGCTGATCACCAACACGGGCCCGGTGGCGTCACCCCCCACGCCGATCCTCACCGGCTTCGCGTTCGCGTCTACCTTCGAGAAGACGGCCAACGACACCCTCAAGGTGTTTGTCAACCACGAGTTCCTCGGCGTCTGAGTAGCGCCTCCTTCTTAGCGGAGTAAGTCTGGTGGCGCATACGATCGCGGACCGCGTCAAGGAGACCAGTACCACCGTCCTGACGGCCGACTACGTGCTGCTTGGAGCGGCGGCGGGGTTCCAGT